CCTTGTTATTTGCGGTCTCTAATGCTTCCCGGCATAGCTGCGCCCAGGTGGCTATCTGCATACGTTTCTTAAAAGTTGTTTCATATCTTTTTAACCTGGTATACTGTGCCTGAAAAATTAGAATCGCCTTCTTAAGATTAGCACAATCCTGCCGTGTCGCTTGTTCACCGAACAGAATTGCATCGCTACTGTTATTAAAAAAATAATTCGTGTTACATACCGTATTCATTATTTTTACGCTCCTTAGCCTTCTCATACTGAGTGATCCAGTATATAAGTTTCTGTTCAGGTATCCTGTTGTACTCATTATGACCAACTTTTAAATCGTAGGTATCTTGCCCCTTGTGTACCAGGTATCGTGCCCCATATAGAAGGATATGTCTTCCCATTGTAAGTCCGGATATATCTTTTAAGATCCTGTCTTTTAATTCCATATCCTGCCCCCCCTGTTAGAGGTCTATTATTATAAAGCCGTCTTCGGCTACCGGGATAAATATCGTACGATTTCCGATATATTCCAAGACTACCTCGCGGATTATGGTACGTCTGCCGCATTCTGGACATTTATACCCAACGTCTGGTAGGGCTTCATTACAGTGAGGACAGATGTCATATGGCAGTCCGTAAACGTCCGCATATGCTTCCACGTCCCCGTATTCAGAGTAAGCGCAGCATAACGCTATCACGTCCAGTTCGTAGTCCTCGCCTTCGCATTCTTCCAGAAAATCATACAGGGCTTCCAGTCCTTCATACGAAAAGTTATCGCCCCTACCCATTTTTTGAAACGCGTCTCTAAAGTCTCCTAAACTCACTGTTTGTTTCATTATGCCACCTCTTTTTTTATAGCTTCTAAAATAAGCTTGTTTACCGACGTGCCCCTCTCCGACGCTACACCCTTAAGTGCCTGATGCAACTCAACTGGCATGCCGGATATCAGTACCCTCGTCACTGGTCCACGTATAGTCGTTACCAGTGTAATGTTCTCTATATTAAGAAACATTACATTACGGTCGCAAGCCACAGTAACATCCTGCCCCTTGTACAATATGCTGACTGCCTTCAGGTGCCCCGTACTAAGCACGTGTCCCGTTAACTCAGCAATGGCCATTTGCATTTGCCATGCCGGACCGGCAGGCACGTGCCCGATATACCCGACATCTGGACCAGGTATGACCTCGGGCCACGGTCGGTCAACCTCGCATGGGGACAAAAAATAGTCCTTATAGGTAAAGCGCCCTGACGGGATGTTGTGCTCATATTTTACTGTTACCGCCGCGCTTTGACACCTGACCATAACGCAGCCAGGTGTTATTTCCACAACTTTCTTGCTTGTGATAGATAGCGCCACTTTAAGCGCCGCCCTATCGTTCGGATCTGTAATTTTTATCATGGTGCCCCCCTTTACTCAATTCTGTAAGCAACGGCGTATATAGTATCAAAGCCGAATTTTTTATTCATTCGAATATTACCTAATTCTATTCCGTCATAGCGTGCAAAATGTTCCTCAGGTACGTCAAGCCAGAGGTCCAGCCATTCTTCCAGATTTCTAACTTGCGTCTCTCCAGGACCGGCGTATTGATTCAGCGCCCATGCTACCAATGTTTCTTTACCTACCATGCAGGTCAGCTCCTCCGGGTCATTACGGGCCATATCTTCCCAATAGTCCCTTGCCGCTTGCCCGGCAGCTTCTCTGTCGGGAAATATTATATAATCATCATTGATTGTTAGACTACCATTTTCTGTTTCGTCAACATACCCTGTGATAACCGCTCCGTCAATTATTATCGTGTCCATGTTGTCTCCTCTCTATTTAAGAATATAATGTCCTGGGTAGTTTCTATTTGTCCGGGTCCATTTTTTAAACACATGCTTGCAGGTTATAACTGCATAATTTGTCGCCATGTGAGCTATAGCCGGGTTAGTAGCACCGTTCATGTTGCCTATGTGCGTAGTTATTGTTTGCTCTGCTCGTGTCATTTTTACGCCTCCTCTACTAATTTAATAAACTGATCTCTATGAAGAGTAAGCCGCTCTGTAACACTCTTTCGGGCGTCTTTCAGCGTGTACGCACTGTCAATATATTTGCCAGTCGTTACCTCACTGATTATGAAAGAACCGTTATGTTTCCTATAGAAAAAAGCGTAGTCCTCAAACCCCTTTAATATTATTGGTTTGCCTGTTACTTCCCGCCAAGGCCCCTTTACGTCACGTATCTGATATTCCATGATGTTCCCCCCCCTTTTAATATTGCATTATTATAAAACTGTCATTGGCTACTGGTATATGTACCGTATCGTTGTTTATTTGTTCCATGATAGCATCTTCATCTATAGTTGACTGCTCGCACTCAGGACATGTGTTAGACTCATGCACGTCCATGCTGTCGCCACAATGCGGGCACGTGTCATAAGGTAGCCCGTAAGCGTCTGCGTATTCTTCCACGTCGTCATATTCAGAGTAAGCGCAGCATAGAGCTATCACGTCAAGTTCGTAGTCCTCACCCAAAAAATCATACAGCGCCTTCAGCCCGTCATATGAAAACTGATCGCCCCTGCCTGCATCTCTAAATGCGTCTCTAAATTCCACTAAACTCACTGTTTGTTTCATGATGTTTCCCCTTTTTAATATGTATATCATTCGCTTCTATATTATATAGTATGCATATATGATGCCAGTATGATATTATAAGGAAGCCCCGCCTGTAGCGGCTATCTGTAGCGGCTATCTGTATCAAGATAGCGGTAACTGTAGCGGCTATCTTGATACAGTATTTTTTATGTATATATACATATAGTTATATACGCTTTGTGTATCAGGTTGTTATTTGGTACAATAGTGTATTGTGAGACGGGGCTCCTCGGGAGTGCTGAGAGGGGGCCCCATGTGGCCACTGAGACGATGTCCGGGGGGTTACTAATATACTGACAAGGGGAAAATAGCGGTGCGTCATATGGACGCCTGGGGCATTTTAGCGACGGGGGCCCGAGTAACATATTGAAATGATAGTACATTTACTAAGGGTGCTTTATAACACATTGTAATGATAACATAAAAAGATAGCGCCACCCACGTGAAAAAGTTAAGGGTGGCAGGGGTATTCAATGATATCAGTATGTTATGAAAAAGCACCCCGATACCCGTAACAATCCGGTCGCTTATATATACACCCTTAGTACACGGTATGTATATATGTATATATACACTATACTACACCTATACACTATTAATATATATATATAAAGGGTATAAGGGTAGTAATAGAGAAGAAGGGTAAGAATTACAGTAGGTTATGGACCACCCTCAAGGCCTGGGTAAAGGGTATGTGGTGTTAGGTATTGTTAATGATTACAATGTGTTATAAAATACCCGGGGTTAAATTGCAGGAGGGTGGTTGACGTAGGGCCTTTGAGCCGCTATCTTGTGGATATGGGAAATATAACGAAAGCACCAATTAAATTTGACGTAGCGAAGGCGTTGCAGCTAAGGCACAGCAACGGCCTGACAGACAGCCAGATAGCCAGGCAGTTTGGATGCACGCGACAGTCGGTACACCGGGCGCTAAAGCGGTTTAATAAGATACTGCTACCAGCCTCGGAACTACAGGCTTACCAGGAGAAGAAGGCCGGTATTTTAGAGAGTGTAGAAGCTACTCTGGTTTGTGATCTCGCCGACAGTGAAAAAAGGAAGAAAGCGAGCCTCAATAATACAGCGTACGCCCTGTCGCAAGTGGCTAATATGACTCGATTAGAGAAGGGATTGTCAACCAGTAACGTGGCGTACGTTGACATGGCCAGCAGCCTCGAGGAGATACAGCAGCAAAGGCGGCAGCTTGAGGAAGCGCTCAAGGACCTGTAGCCCTACTTAGGGTAGCGGGAAGGCGGCAGCTTGAGGAAGCGCTCAAGGACCTGTAGCCCCACTTAGGGTAGCGGGAAGGCGCTACAGGGGCCCACTGACCCCTCTCCCCCCCTTCGTATATACTTATATAGCCCGACCGGATAACGAAAATTTCTAAAAGCGCCTTGTAGCGCTACAGGAGACCATGAACGAGTTAATTATAAAACGCGTAGTTAATGGCTATAGCGTAGAGTTAAAGGAAAGTAACGAATTTAGCCAGGCGGCCTTAGATGGTGTGTATATATTCCCTACACTAAGTGAACTTATAGGCTTCATAGCTACCACGTACAGCGAACTGGAGGAAGAATGATAACTGTAGAATCAGCTACAGACATACACAAGCAACGTTTTGAGTATAAGGACCAGCGGTACGTTATTAAGAACCTTATCTCTTTAGCATCGGAGCTACCGGTACAAGAGATGCCCTTAGAACACTTAAACATTTTTGATTTGCATCCTGATATAAAAAGCTTCCGAAATTGGATAGGGCACATAAAAAGTGTACTTGACGCTGATTTAGATTGTCCGATTATTCTGGACGATGAAGGGTACGTTATGGACGGGCGGCATCGGATAGCAAAAGCTATTTTGGAAGGTAAAGAAACTATAAAGTTTGTTCGGTTCAGGGAGACGCCCCCTCCGGACTATTATGAGGAGTTATGAACAAGAATATACTTAAAGACCAACTTAAAGACCTCGAGGTGCAGGAAGCTGAGTTACTGACGAAGATGGTTTCCTACAAGGAATCTAATCTTATAGAATTTTTTACCAAGCCGAATCCTGTACAAGAGAAGTTACTGTCGGCCTGGGGGGACCAGTCCCTCAAGGTCTTTACATTTACGGGGGCGAATCGGATCGGGAAAACAACGATAGGTACTGTGATAGCTATAAGTACACTTATGGGATTCTGGCCATGGAATAAAGAGCCTATTATATTTCCGCACAAAAAACCGCGGAAGGTGCGCTACATCGGGCAGGACTGGGAGAAGCAGATTAAAGCTGTGCTTGTACCTGAGCTTGAGAAGTGGTGGCCCGGCATAAGGGATGTCAAAAAGAAAAAAAATAATAACGGAGTCGATTCTTTCTGGACGGATCTCATAACAGGGAGCACTCTTGAGATAATGTCAAACTTGCAGGAGTCTGAGCTGCATGAAGGCTGGTCTGGTGACTTGGTTATTTATGATGAGCCGCCCAAGAGGGACATCCGTGTGGCTAACGCCCGCGGCCTGATAGACCGGAAGGGTCGTGAGTTATTTTGCATGACGTTGCTTAAGGAGCCCTGGGTAGATCGGGAGATAATTAAGGCGGTGGATGAGAACGGTCGGCCGGATATGTCGGTATTTAACGCCCATGGTGATATCTCAGTTAATGTGGGGTTTGGGATCACCCAGGAGGGTGTTAATCAGTTTGCTAAAACGCTTACGGACGAGGAGAAAGACGCCCGGCTAAAAGGCGTACCGTCGTATATGAGTGGGTTGGTATATCCGAAATATGACAGGCGTACGCATTTGGTCGAGAGATTTCAGGTACCACTGGACTGGGTTGTAGATATTGCAATAGACATTCATCCACGGGAGAAGCAAGCTGTGCTTTTCATGGCAGTGGCTCCTAATGGCTTAAAGTATCTTATTAATGAGATATGGGACTACGGTGACGGGACATGGGTGGGCGAGGAGATAGTCCGGTGCTGCAATATGAGCACATACCGGGTCAACCGGATTATTATAGACCCACTTTCAAAAGGGGACAGTAATAACCAATCGACGGTATATGAGAAAGTACAGATGGCATTAGGAGCGCACGGTTACCCGTTGGAGACGGCCTCAAAAGATAAATCATCTGGCATATTGCTGATTAAGGAGCACTTATGTGGCCCTAATAAGCAACCGTCTCTGTACATATTCGATGACCTGATCCGGACCATATTCGAGATCGAGGGGTATATGTGGGATAAAGAAACACAAAAGCCGATGGATAAAGACGATCATATGATGGAAAATTTATATCGCTTGACGTTACTCGATACGTTATGGTACGAGAGGGATACGCAAGATAAACACGGTGCGATCGGCACACAAGGAAGGAGCGTCATAGGTGGGTATTAAGGTTATCGGACCAGCAAATGCATTTACGATTAGCCATGATTCTAATAAAAAATGCATTAATATAAAATACAATGAATCGATAGTCGATATGCGTGAAGTGGGCGACATCAGGTTTGAAACAATATTTGATGCGAATCTCGGTGCCATCCGTAGTTTTGTTGAAGGGCAGCTCGAAAACTATTGTAGGAGTATTAACACTTCCATATAGGAATTAAAAAAATCGAACAGTTTATTTAATTCGCAAGTCGCGAAGCTTGCCCCTGACGAGACTATCGTTAACGCCATGATTGTAGGCAATGACGACCGGGGACAAGCTATTTCGCATTTCCAGATAGGAGTTAAATGGATACTAAAAAAATCGAACAGTTTATCTCCAGTAACAATATCGCAATCGGTATGGAGAAAGAAGCCCTCGCTAAGATAGGGCAGGATGTTATTACTGGGTATGAGATAGACCTCGAGTCCCGGGCGGATACAGATAAGATAAACAAAGAGGCCATGGACCTGGCCAATCAAACATATGAAAAGAAGAGCTTTCCCTGGCCTAATGCAGCCAATGTAAAATACCCGCTTATTACCGTAGCAGCTATTCAATTCGCAAGCCGGGCATTCCCGGAGCTTGTCCCCGATGAGACAATCGTCAACGCCAAGATTATAGGCAATGATGATCAGGGGTTAAAAGAAGAACGGGCACGGCGGGTCGGGCGGTACATGGACTACCAGTTGACAGAAGAGATTGGGGGCTGGATGGACGATACTGATCGTCTGCTTCATGTCCTACCAATTGTTGGCACATGCTTCCGTAAAGTGTATTACGACAGCCTATTGGGCCATGTAGCGACAGAGTTCCTGTCTTATGCAGATGTGGTTGTAAACGCCAAAGCTAAAAGTCTAAAAGAGGCCAGACGTGCCTCACATAAATTTTATAAATATAATAATTATGCAGTCGAAATGGCTGCCGCAGGTTTGTGGTTAGAACAAGAATTAGGGGATGCACCGAGTGAAGACAACGATGAGGACGCGCCCCATTTATTTATTGAGCAGCATAGGTGGCTTGATTTGGATGATGACGGTTACGAAGAGCCGTATATCGTAACAGTGCATAAAGACTCCAGTCAGATTATGAGGATTGTGGCTCGGTACGATGCCGATAGTCTTGTACTAAAAGCGGGCAAACTCGTTCGGATCAATCCTATTCAGTACTTTGTAAAGTATCCGTTCATCCCTAATCCGGCTGGGGAATTTTATGATATTGGATTCGGGACACTTTTGTATCCTATAAATAGCTCAATTAATACTACGATAAATCAACTACTGGACGGGGGTACCCTTGCCAATACCGGCGGCGGGTTTCTTGGCAGGGGCCTTCGATTAACAAAGGGTGAAGTGCGGTTTGCACCCGGCGAATGGAAACAGACTGACATTATGGCGGCTGACTTAAAATCCGGCATTGTGCCTTTGCCTATACGTGAGCCGTCTCAGGTATTATTCTCTTTGTTAGGGCTCTTAATTTCCGCTGGTCGGGACATATCGTCTGTCCAGGAAGCTATGTCCGGAGAGAAACCAGGGGAGAATGTTTCGGCAGCGACAGTTACAGCGTTGATAGAGCAGGGACTAAAAGTTTTCAGTGGGATATATAAAAGGATCTATCGATCATTTACAGAAGAATTAAAGCTTATATATAAGCTTAATGCTAAGTTTCTTAATGAAAAACACTACGTTGACGTTCTTGATGAGGACGTTAATAAATCAGATTTTGATATTAAAAGTTGTGATATTGTGCCTTCGGCGGATCCGCTATTTACATTGGAGGCTCAACGGGTTGGGAAAGCCGAAGCTTTAATGAAGATATCCGGGCGTAAAGGCTTAGACGAGGACCGGATTACAGCACAATATCTTAAAGCAATAAAGGCACCACCGGAGATGTTATTGCCGCCGGATGCAAGACCGCCAGAACAACCGGATCCAGAGATGGAAAAACTTAAATTGGAACGAGATAAATTTGGATTGGAGGTGCAGAATGCTAATTTAGAACGTATGAAGCTCTTTGCAGAAATAGAAGACCTGCGGGCAAGAGCTATTAGTTATATTGCTAAAGCAGAAGCTGAGGAAGAGGGTGTACAATTAGCAAGTTATAAAGCGTTCATAGATGACTTGGGCGCTAAAACACAAGCGATGAGGACGGAAGATGCAAGAGTACCGAGAGTGGAGGGCACACCCAGTAACACAGAGGGTGTTCAGGGAGTTGCGGGCGGTGAGAGGGGGGCTGGTGTTTGATCTTATAAACGGCGGAACCCTTAAAAATGGAGAAGGTACCAGTGAGGCGACAGCTAAAATTGTTGGTATCATATACGGAATTGATTTAATATTGGACATGAACTTCGAGGAAGAGAGGAAGGTAAATGAATAAAAGTGGATTGCACCCGGTAGAATTTAAGATACTTGTTAAGCTTGATACCGTCGACGAGAAATCATCTGGTGGGATATTTATTCCTGCTACATTACGGGACAAGCAGCAGATGATGCAGGTAGAGGCCACACTTATTGCTTTTGGTGGTAACGCCTTTGAAGACTGGGAAGGGAGTGTACCAAGAGTAGGTGACCACATCTATGTTGGTAGAGCAGCGGGGTATGAAGTAAGGGGGGTTGACGGGGAGAAGTATCAGTTAATGAACGATAAAGATATCGCAGCGATTATTGAGGAGACATAGGCATGACAGAGGCAAGTGTAGAAGACAGAGCTAAACGCATGGGCTGGGTCCCGGAAGAGAGCTTTAAAGGGGATAAAGACCGGTGGATAGGGGCAGATAAATTTGTTGAGAGAGGCGAGAATGAGCTCCCTATAATGCGGGAACGCATGAGAAAAATGGACGGGACAATCGTCGGGCTTAACAACACTATATCCGGCATGAAAGATACCTTCGGTAGATTTCAAGAGCATCAAGCTGGTGTGTCTAAAAGAGCCTATGACAAGGCGATGAAAGACATTACTAATCGACAGAGAACTGCTGTTGCGAATGGGGATACCGACAGTTTTGATAAGGCCGAAAAAGAAAAAGAGGATCTCGTGCTGGAAGCGCCAGTAGGTAACGTACCGACAACTGACCAGGCCGCAGAAACCGAATTTAACCAGTGGGTCGCTGGTAATGAATGGTTCAATGAGCCAGACTTGCAGAAATACGCGGGTACGATGTCCGTGTACCTTCAGGACCAGACGGGTCTCACCGGTGTGAAATTATATGATGAAGTGAAAAAAGAAGTTGAGCTCCGGTTTCCGGATAGATTTAATAATAAGAGACGGGACGAGCCAACAGCAGTCATGGGTGATGGAGAGGCACCTGTTAAACCTGGAAAACAAACATTCGGCAACCTCCCCAAAGACGCGCAGGAGAGTTGTAAACAGTTTATTAAAGATATACCGGGTTATACCAAGGAACAGTACCTTAAAGATTACCAATGGTAAAGGGAGATAGAAATGGCAACAGACAGAAAGAAAAGGGTACCTTTAGGTGTCCAACGACTTAAAATGGCGATGAAGGACCGACCGGGCTTTAAGAGACGGTGGGTGAATGACAAGGGAGACAGGCTCAGTCAGGCAATGGAAGGCGGGTATAATCTCGTAGCAAGAGATGGTGCGGAATTTACCGAGGAAGATGTGGCTAATAGGAATGATAGTTTGAATAATGCGATATGCAAGCCGGTGAACTCCGGTGAATTAAAGGCATACTTAATGGAGATTCCGACCGCACTTTATAATGCGGATCAGAAGATAAAAGCTGATAGTATTAATGGAACAGAAGATGGCCTCCGACGGGGAGCAGATGCGCACGGGCAACCGGGTACTGATGGTCGATATATCCCGAGGGAGGGAATTAAAATAGCATAAAGAGGTGACAAATGGCTAATAAAGATACACCATTGGGTCTGGTTCCTATCAGACACTCGAACGGCGCCCCGTACAATGGGGCATTTTCTGAATATTACATTCCTGTAGGTTACGGTACGGCACTTGGTGTCGGGGATCCGGTAGTTATAACCGGAGAGTCCAATACCACAGCGTATAAGGGGAACGCACCGGGCACTTTGCCCGCAATAAGTAAGGCCGCTGTGGACTCGGGCTATGTAACCGGCGTTATTGTTGGTTTTAATGTACTTCCTGACGATCTTACCAAGACATATAACGCTGCGAGTACTGAGCGTATTGCGTATGTTGCGGATGATCCTGATCTTGTTTTTGAGATTCAGGAAGATAACGCAGGTACGGCGCTTACTGCTGCCGCAGTAGGATTAAATGCTGATTTTATTTTCACACATTCTCTTTCGACAACCTCTGGTAAGAGCGGAGTGGAGTTGAACGGGAGTACTGCGGCTACCACGAATACATTTCTGCTTAAAATCAGGAGACTGGTTAATCGAGTTGATAATGAACTGGGGGCAAGTGCGAAATGGGAAGTTACCATTAACCTTCATACACAAAGATACGTAACGGGGTATTAAAATGAGTATTATAACAACGAGTAATCACCCAAAGGCTCTCTGGCCGGGTGTTGCGGCCTGGTGGGGCCGCACATACGATGAGCATAAAACAGAGTATACTGATTTGTTTGACATCGAGAGTTCAAATCAGTCTTACGAAGAGGACGTACAGTTAACCGGGTTTGGCTTGGCGCCTGTTAAAGCAGAGGGCGCAAGTGTGTCTTATGATACTGAGTCCCAGGGGTTCGTTTCCCGCTATACACATGCGGCAATAGCCCTCGGTTTCATCTGTACGTATGAAGATATAAAGGATAATTTGTATCCGGTAGTGGGTAGGCGGCGTGGGCAGGCAAATGCTTTTTCCATGCGGCAGTCAAAAGAGATTATCCATGCTAATATTTATAATCGTGCCTTTAACGCCAGTTATACGTTTGGTGACGGTAAAGAAATTCTTGCCACGGACCACCCATCTACGGCCGGAACTTGGTCAAACGAGCTGGCGACACCTGCTGATTTTTCGGAGGAAGCGCTTGAGGATCTGCTGGTAATGATTATGACGGCTGTGAATGACAGGGGCCATAATATTAATCTTATGGCGCAGAGTTTGCATATTCACCCTAATGGTTGGTTTGAAGCAAACAGGGTGTTGAAGTCCGTTCTTCAAAATGACACTGCGAATAACGCGCTTAACGTGCTGAAAGCGACAAATGCTCTCCCTGGTGGTATTAAGATGAATCATTACTTCACGGACACAGACGCATGGTTTGTAAGAACCAATGCTCCGCGGGGTATGATCGGCTACCAGAGGGATAGCTATCCGCTAAAGCAGGACAACGACTTTGATACGGGTAACGCAAAGGCAAAATCTTATGACAGATTCTCTGCTGGATGTACTGACCCTCGCGGTCTGTATGGCTCAGCCGGGGCATAAAGCATAAAGCATAAAGCATAAAGCATAACATTGGGGGAGTAACATCCCCCATTCTTAACTATAAAAAATTCATAACTGACCGCAATGCGGTTTTATAGGAGGGCAAAAAATGCCTATTTCAAATTACCCTAAAGGGTTCGCTAATGGTATCAACCTTCGCGGACTCCCAATTCTAAACACGTACCCTGGAAAAGTTTTCTGGGTTGGTACAGGCGGTAGTAACGGTAACAAAGGTACTTTTGACAGGCCTTTTGAAACCATTGACTATGCTATCGGGAGATGTACCGCTAACCGCGGGGACGTAATCTTAATCAAGTCCAATTATTATGAGGAAATTACCACAGCGGCGGACATTACAGTTGATATTGCCGGCGTTACGATAATCGGTATGGGCCGAGGTAGTGACATGCCTATGATAGACTATGGCGCTGCGGCAGCATCGGTGTCTATTGCCGCTGACAATGTAGCCATGCAGAATATCAACTTCCATGCCAATGTTCCGGAGGTAGTGGTGGGTGTGGATATACAAGACGGTGTCGATTATGCGGCGCTCTTAGGTTGCAAAGTTGATGTTGAGACAACCGCTACCGATGAGTTTTTTATTTCTATTCAGACAAATGACGCATCTAATTTTGCGCTGATTGAAGGGTGTGACATTGATAACGGACTCGGTGCTGCGGTACACGCGATTAAGTTTACTAAAGATACTGACGGAACTATCATTCGGGGTTGCACTATTCAGGGGGATTATTCTACAGCAAACATAGGTGGGATAACAACTCTCTCAACGAAACTTGATATCGACGGGAATCTTCTCATTAACGGTGCAGCAACGGCGCTAAATACAGAGCCGGTAATTGAGTTGCTTACAGGTTCAACCGGGATCGTCCGGAACAACTATTGTGTCTGTGATTTGGCGACTAAACTTGCGGCCATTGCTGCGAATTCGGTTCTTCTTTTTGAGAATTATTATAATGAAGACCTTACGGGTACCGGCGGTCTTATTGGCGTTGTATCAGCAGATGACTAGGGGATATGGTGACAGATTAAAGAACTTGTATTGACAGCAGGCGGTAAATGATATAAGAAACTTTTAAAAGCGCCGTGTAAAAGCGGCGTTCACAATGAACGCTTTTGAAGGAGATTATAATGAGCACACCGAAAAGATTTCTAAATGGAGTAACAAACGTAACAATTGACAATCCTTTGGGGAGACTCCCCTACCTTGATCCTACTAAATGGGCCATATGGTTCGATGATTTCCTGCATTATGATGTAGCACAGGGGGATGCCGCTTGGATACTTGATGTAGTTAACGCCGGCGCGGATGCAGTTGTCGGTCCTACAGGAGTTTTGACGCTAACCGTAACTGGCGCAAGCGATTCACTTGGGTTACAGCAATCGAATGGTGTCTGGCAATTAACAGCAGGAAAAAAGGCTATCTTTAAAGTCAGATGTAAAATAGTTAAAGCGGCGGGTACAATCGGGCAGGAAGGTTTTGTAGTCGGGTGTACTTCTGTCCAGACAACTACAAATTTTATGGACGCTCCGCCCCCTACTGCAAGAGCCTTTGATGATGGGTGGTGCTTTACAAGTTATGATGCCACCACGGATATTATTGCTATGCAGGGCGAAGCGGATACGTTCTCAACAGAGGTTGGCGCTACAACGTATGCAGACGATACCTGGATGGAACTGGCGATTTATTGGGACGGGTATAAATCCATCTTCTATAAAGATGATGTTGAACTATGTGAAATTACCACAAACCCCCCGACTTCTGTAATTTCTCCGGTTGCTTTTTTTAGCGCCGGCGAAGCTCAGACAGATGCGTTTCATGTTGATTATATGTTTATGGCAGTCGAAAGATAAGGGAGGCGTTCTATGGCTGATACAGTTACAAGTCAATGGCTTTATCCACCTAATTGGGATGAGACACCACCAAGTAGCGGTGGGGTTAAACGGATAATCAAACGGTTCACCTGTGTTAGTGATGGCACGGGTGAGTCGAACGCGCTTAAAATTGATATATCTGAGTTAAGAACTACACTTGGTAGGCCTGCCGTGAGAACAGTAATTGAAAAAATAATATACGCTCAAACAGGCTTTGCGAATGTTAGGCTTACTTGGGATAGAAACCCGGCAGTTACCATATGTCTTCTATTGCATCGAAATGGTATAATGGATTTTAAACCTGGTGGTGGTCTGGTCGATCCGGGTGAGGAAGGTGATGAGACAGGAGATATTCTCTTAACGTCTACCGGCGCGGATTCGGGGGATGCATACGATATAACAATTACTTTGAGACTAAAGGATAAATAATGGCAGCGAAAAAGAAAATTAAAATTAAGATTAATCCGAAAGGCCTTTTGAGAAATGTAGCAAAAAGAAGAAAGGCACTAAAAGATGTAATGAATTACGGTCGTAAAAAGAAAAAATAGGGGGTAAATTATGACGTATATTCCGGGGGACTTTTGGCGTATCTGTGACAGGTGTGGTGGGAAATTCCGTCAAAGTGAAACGCTAAAAACTTGGGATGGGCTGTGGGTCTGCAAGAAAGATTGGGAACCACGGCATCCCCAGGATTTTGTCCATGGACGGGGCGACAGGCAGTCAGTGCCAGAACCCCGTCCTGAACCGGAAGACTATTTTTTATCAGACAATGAAGTAACAGCGGGAGATTTATAATGACGACATCCGGTTCGTATGATTTTGGTCTCGATAGGGATGGATTAATTAGCAAGGCGTATACTATGGTCGGGGCAGTAGCGATAGGCGAAGATCCGACAACAGACGAATTAACAGAAGGTGGTAAGACCCTTAATCTCATGCTTAAGGGGTGGCAGACTGAAGGGATAGCCTTATGGCTAAACCAGACGGTTACGCTGTTCCTTGGGTATGGGACCCAAAGCTATTCCCTGGGGCCATCGGGTGACCACATGTCTGCTTCCGTCGTTAAGACAGAAGTAGCGACGGCAGCTTCTTCTGGGGATACAGATATCGTTGTAGATTCCATTACGGGAATTACAAACGGTGATTATCTTGGTATCGAATTGGACGATGGCACCGTTCAGTGGACTACCGTTAATGGTGTACCTTCAGACTCCACGCTTGTTGCGGCGGCGGTCCTGACAGATGATGTGGCAGTTGATAATCACATTTATACTTATACAACGAAGGCGCAAAGACCTTTAGAAATAATCGAAGCCCGCAGGATAAGCGGAGATGATATATCCACGCCATTGCTACAGGTATCCAGGAATGAGTATATGTCGCTTTCCGATAAATCAAGTTCAAGCATTATAAATCAAATATTTTATGACCCGCAGTTAACCAATGGGGCCCTGTTCGTTTGGCCGACTTGCGCAGACGTACAGGACACGCTTGAGTTAACGATTAAAAAACCAATAATGGATTTTGATGCGGGTGACGATGATGGGGAGTTCCCTGTCGAATGGACAATGGCCATCGTAAGTAACCTGGCTGTCTTAATCGGCATGGAGAATGGGATACCCTTGAACGCACAATTAGGTAGGCTGGCAACCGAGAGTAAGTTTATGGCTCGTACATTTGATGACGAGAAAACATCTGTATTTTTTCAGCCAGTGCGGAGGTAGCATATGAGCGGTCCAGTTATAGAAATACCGTTCCTTGGTGGGGCGTATGAAGGCCGTTCAAAAAGCCTGAATGCACAGCAGAGCGTTAATCTCTTTCCGGTTTCTGACCAGCAGGAGGCCAAGACGATCCTTGCCATGTACGGCACGCCAGGCACCGTTGACTTTGTTGATACCGGTACGGCAGCGGTTGTACGGGGAATCCACGTTATGGGGGTCTATCTATATGCGGTTGTAGGTGCCGACGTATACGAGATTACCGTGGCAGGTGTGGCTACAAAGTTAGGAGTCATTACGACTGCTACCGGTCATGTCGGTATGGCGGATAATGGTACTCAGCTTCTAATCGTAGATGGGACCGACAAAGGCCATATCGTGACCACAGGGGCGATTGCGGATATTACTGATGGTGACTATCCTGTAGCTACCGGATGTACCTTTTTTGATGGATATTTCATCGTTTCAGTAAAGGATACGGGTCGAATTCAGATATGTAAATTATACGATGGGACTTCATGGGATGCGCTTGACTTTGCGACAGCAGAGGCGTCACCGGATGCACTCGTCGGGATTGGTACCACAAGACAAAACATTTGGTTGTTTGGCGAGTACTCAATAGAAGTCTATTATAATGCTGGTGATCCGGACTTTCCATTTCAGAGAGTTCCTGGGGCCATAATAGATTTAGGATGTGAGTCGGCCACGTCGATTACTGAGATCGAGGGGGTGTTGTATTGGCTCTCGAATAAAAAGACGGTCGTCCGAGGAGAGGGATATGGGTTCACGACAGTATCTTCTCCCGGCATAGATTATCAGATATCAACGTACGCTACGACGGATGACGCTGTGGGCTATACGTACTCGATTGAAGGCCGGACATTTTACGTCCTTAATTTTGCAACGGAAGACAAAACATGGGTGCTTGACACGAAATCAGGTCAATGGCACGAATGGCAGAGTTATATATGACTACAATAGGGGTTACAGGGCGGAATAATAAAGGTCAATTAGGTCTTGGGGGTACAACAGATAGAGACGAATTTATTCCAGAGGGATCGGGTGCTGATTGGACTACTATTGCTTGTGGTGAACAGCATACAATGGCCATTAAATCCGACGGTACCTTATGGGCCACAGGGTACAATTATTTTGGTCAATTGGGTCTTGGGGATAGTGGGGCGGATACAGATAGAAATACTTTTGAAAAAGTAGGTTCGGGTACCGATTGGGTGGCGGTAGCTTGCGGCAGTAGTCATACAATGGCCATTAAATCCGACGGTACACTATGGGCTACAGGGTATAACACATTTGGTCAATTAGGTCTTGGGAATACAACAAATAGGGATACCTTTGAAAAAGTGGGGTCGGGTACCGATTGGAGTATTATAACTTGCGGGAGTTACCATACAATGGCCATTAAATCCGACGGTACACTATGGGTTGCAGGGCGTAACAATAGCGGTCAATTAGGTCTTGGGGGTAACACACAGAGGACATCGTTTGTCCCGGTAGGATCAGATACTGATTGGACCAGTATAGCTTGTGGTGGCAACCATTCAGTAGGTCTTAAATCCGGCGGTGCGATATGGACCACAGGGCTTAATACTTCTGGCCAATTGGGTTTTGGAGATAATACACAAAGAGATGACTTTACCCAAGTAGTGATCGCCGGTACTGATTGGGCCAGTATAATTTGTGGCTTGCACAGTACTATGGCAATTAAAACGACGGGTACGTTATGGGCTACAGGACTTAACACTACCGGTCAATTAGGCCTTGGGGATGATACTAACAGAGACGAATTCGCGCCAGTGGGAGTGGATGCTGATTGGCATAGTGTAGTTTGTGGGAATAGTCATACAATGGCCGTTAAATCTAACGGTACATTATGGGCTACAGGACTTAATACTTACGGTCAATTAGGCCTTGGGGATGATACTAACAGAGACGAGCTTACGCAAGTGGTAGTAGAGGATATCGTTTGGGATACTATATTTTGTGGAAGTCACCATAGTATATCTTTTGGATTCTTTTTTAATTCCGGTAACCACCGCAGCATCTCCGGTATAGACTCAGGTGTGTTATTTGCAGGAAAGACCATGATTGGTGATAGATCAAATGGTAAGATATACTATCTGGACATGGATACATATACAGATAATGGTCTCCCTATCACTCGTACCCGAAGGACACAGATAGTTAATAAAGAAAAAGTTAACGTAATACACAACCGGGTTGAAGTTGAGTTTGAGCCCGGAGTCGGA